GCCGGTTATCTCATCAAGACCGCATTCGGTGCAACGGCGTTCTAGGAGAGGATGAGAGTGGCACACTACGCATGGTCTCCAATTAGAGCGGGCACGGCTGACAAACCAATCGACATAGAGCGCGGGAATCAGGTAAGCAAATCTGATCTAAAGCTCTCTGATGCCGATTGGCAGGCACTAATCGACGCTGGATCAATTCGAACGAAGCAATTTCCCGCCCCAAAGAACTTCCCTGGATCAGCGGTCGCATTCGTTCGTCAACAGCTTCGAGAAGCTACCGAAATGTCGGCTGTCGAGGAAGAGGAAGCCGCTTCCGAACTCGCACATATCTCGGAGGGCAGTAGTCAACTGCCGAAGGGAGAGTCAAAGTAGGTGGCGCTCGCTAGCCTTGAAGATATCAAGACCTGGCTTCCACCGGATAAGTTCAAGGCTACTGATGGAAACCCCGAGATTCTGCTGCTTCAGACTGATATTGAGCGGCTCATCAAGGGATATCTATCAAGCGTCTTCTCACAAACGACACTAACTGCATGGGCCGACCCCGATACGACCCCTGAGTACATCAGGGCATGCGCGGGTCGGCTCATTGCAGCGTTCTACTATGCAAAGAAACTTTCCGAAGACTTACCAGATTGGGACCGAACCTATCCACAGCGGATATACGATATCGCTATGGACATGCTTGAGAAAGTCCGCACTGGCGAAGTGATATTGGCAGAAGTAACCGAAGAAATAGGAACTGCATTTGACAGTTCTTTCTTTTACCCCGATAAGAATACAGAACCAAAATTTAGCATGGACATGAGATGGTAGTTAATGTCATACTCCAAGGCCAAAGCTGAGGCTATTGGCAAAGCGCGTGACCTACGTAGAACCGCGTATGAAGTAGCCGATGTTATGGCTTTGAAACATAATCTGACCGAGAAGCAGCGCCTACGATTGAGAGAAGAGATTGCGACCTGTCTCGTTTCCGGCAACAATCGGACTTGAGTTCGACTGGCTGTATCCAGACCCCCCCGTAATTGAGTATCAACTAGTACAGCTTGAGCGGTATCTAGAGAATACTCAGGTGCTTATGGAGGGCGCAAAACAGCGCGCTCAAGTCGATATGGCTGAGCGGTTTGAAACGGAAACCGACCCCGATGGGCACCCTTGGCAAGAACTTGCACAGCCCGCGCCTGAGCAGGTCGGAATTCTGCGACTTTCGACAGAGATGTACCAGAGGGCGATCTCGGAGGATGCTTGGATCGCTACTCCTGTGGGGGTGTTTTTCGACACATCGAGACTTCCCGATTACTGGCCCTACCATGAGCAGCCCGAGGGTGCAGGAGGCCAAAGAATCCCGCGAAGGTCATTCGTTGGACTATCTAGCGATGCAGAGCAGAAGATCGTAAATCGCGCTGATGAGTGGTTAGCAGGCGGTCTTGTATTGGGTGGTATATTTCGCCGCGAGGTTCGCACTCAAGTAGGGACGTTCACGGCATTTACATGAGATGGCAATGTATTCACGCCCAGAGGAGCTGCTTAAGAGGTTCGTTGAACTTCTCAAGACAAACCAAGGATTGCTCGGTATCCAATATGTCGCGACGCAAGATGAAAACCTCATGCCTGAATATCCTGCGCTACAAGTTTCGATGGGTGATCTCATGCGAGAGGATCATGGAACGCAGCGATTCCTTCTTACCTTCGAGGCGTCCTTTTGGATCTACCATGCCAACTATGAATCTACCCGAGCTATTCGTAATATTGAAGACATGGAATTGGCTACGGGAGTCGTGCGGTTTCTCCATCAGCCAAACAATCGGGCGCTTAGAGAAGGAGATGCAGGCGAGAACCGTCTCATAGGCGGCTCGGGAAGGGTCGTTCGTGAAATCCCAGGAGTTGTACTTAGGGAGGCAGGAACAAGAATCGTAACTACTCGTCTCTTGTGGTTAGGGCAGTCGCAAGTGAATTATGCTGATTCTTAATAGTCTGGAGGCTCCTATATGAAGGTTACTTTGAAAGATGAGTCGTTGCCCGAAGGTGCTGAGCTTCATGTAAGGGGCCTGGGCATGCTCGTCAATGGTAAGACTGTTGATTTCTCAAAGGCTGAGGAAGAAGCCTTTGAAGCTCGTTCGGGGATGAAGCTTTCTGAAGCATTCAGGAACAACCCCAACGTTGAAGTTGGGTCTGTAGCGAAGGGCGGTGACGATTAATGCCCGCTGGTCTGTCCGGTAGTGGTTGGCTAGGGCTCGCTCTTGAATCAGTAAAGGGCACTTACGTCTCGCCAACTGTTTATATTCCGATTATTTCGGAGTCTTTCCGATATGTGGAGGATCGTTACTATTCTCCACAGATTAGGGAAGATACGATTGTCTCCGATGTGAAGCAGGGTTACTATCACATCGAGGGCGATTTCGAGTTGGAAATAGAATCCAAGTTCTTGCCATATCTGTTGTACTGCACTCGACATACGATTACTAAGACAGGGGCAGGTCCCTTTGTCTATACGTTTGTACCCTCGGATGCTGGTGCTACTTCGACGGCAGCTTCAGGAGCGGTACAGAGAACCGCATCCATTACAATCGAGCGTAATAATGTCGAGTTCGGTTATTCAGGCTGCACGCTAGGGTCTCTCCGACTCTTTGTGGACGGCGGCATTCTCAAGCTAGGTGGCACGCTCGTCGGTGAGAAAGACAATACCGCCTCTGGCGATACTCCTACGTGGTCTGCTCCGACTCTCTTTGGCGCAGACGCTACGGCGATTAGTACAGGCGCTTCCAGCCTCACCCCGACGTATGCTGTTGTCAGTGACTTTAATGGATTCGAGTTCGAAGCTAATTTCAACGCCGAGGCGCAAAACCGCATTGTTCGTGACCGAAGTGCAAGCTACGTCAGCTTCGGAGAAACTGAGATCACGCTCACGACAGAGCTGGATTTCATTGATAAAACCGAGTACAATATCTTCGTCGCAACGACCCAGAAGGCAGTCAAACTTGAAAGCTACCCAGGTGCGACATATGCCGCATCTACCGAGGCGGTTCAATTGCAAATCTTCCGGGGAGTGTATGAAACCTACGATCTTGGCCTTTCAGGTCTTGGCGATCTCATTATGGCCGGTGTAACGATGCGCGGTATTGGCATTGCCGGAGGAGATGGCTATAAGATCGAGGTCAAGACAGCGACCGATATCACATAAAGAGGAGAGTATATGGCATCTCTTGTAGCTACACCCAATCCAGCCAAGGTTGGGGATTCCATCGCCCTTCTTGGTGAAGGATTTGCTGCTTCTACGGCAACGGCAGTCAAGATCGACTCCGAGGGATTCGCAGCCGAAGTTACTAGTGACGCTGGCGGACTGATCTCAAATGACGACATCAACGATCATGCGGATGGTACTCTGACCAATACAGCTAATCCAGCAAACAACGATACAGTGACGATTGGCTCGCGAACGTACACCTTCAAGACGACACTTACTGGTGCTGCTAATGAGATTTTCATTGGCGCAAGTGCGTCGGCAAGCTTCGATAACTTGAAGGCAGCGATCAATGGCGCAGCCGGTGCGGGAACTACCTATGGGACTGGTACTGTCGCTCACGCTGATGTAATCGCTGGCGCAAAGACCGCTACTACTCTCGCGGTGGTTGCTAGAGTAGCAGGGACAGGCGGGAACTCCATCGCGACTACGGAAGCGTCTACAGCGCTTTCATGGGGTGCTGCGAACCTGGCTGGTGGTTCAGGAGATCCTACGGGCTATAAGCAGATGAACTGGACACCCACTAAGGAGGGGACGTATACTATCAAAGCGGATGACGGCACGAACTTAGCGAGCAAGAAAGTCAAGGTTTTTAGAGTCGCATAAAGCTAGTACAATAGAAGGAGAGGAACATGCCGGTTGGCACTCGCAAGATGGAAACCGTCAGGCGGGAACTAAAGCGTTGTCCGCCTGACGGTTATGTTATTCTGCGCCAGCTTTCTTACGATGAGATGCTTGAGCGTAGAGATGGGGCTACTAAAGTACTCATGGAGCGTGGGCAGGGTGGTCGCAACGCTGATGCAAAGATGGCAGTGCAGATCGCTAACAAATGGTCTAATTACTTCTCATTCCCACGCTGCATCGTTGAGCATAATATCACTGATGAAAATGGTGTTCTGCTTGACTTCTCGCAAAGAGGAATCGAGCTTACTTTCAAGTCACTCGATCCTAAGCTCGGCGCTGAAGTCGAAGCGCTTATCGATGAGCTAAATCAGGAAGAGGAGGAACCCGAGGGTTTTACGAATGCTGCCTCCTCCTCATCGCCGGACGAGAGCGCACCGCAATCGAGTGGTTTGGAGGAGAATTAGTTGCCGAAGTACGTCGTTGGATAAGGATTACTCGCGTGGCAGAAGCATTAAATGCCCTGCCATATGAGGGCGGTCTGTTCGACCAACCCCCAGGAACTCTATTCCGAATGGAAGCAGTGTTGGCTGCAAGCTCACAGCCTGATACGGCGCGTGCGAGTAAGGAAGAAGCTGATATAAGGCTTACTCGCAGGATGGAGAAAATGTAGTAATGGCGTTCGGTGGTCGCGAACTAAGGCTCATCCTCTCCATCCAGAGCTACGGCACGACCAATATCGCGCGTTTACGTCGCGACATCGCGCAACTTTCTAGTGCTGCTGAAGCTGCCAATAAACGGCAGCAAATGCTGCAAAGCCGCTTGGAGGGGCAGCAGCTTCGGGCAGCACGTATAGCGCAACGCATAGACCGCATGACGGTAGGTACAGGTCGTATTCAAGGCTTAATTCAGGAAGCAAGACTATCAGCGCGCGGCCTTCAAATCTATGAGCAGAGGGGTGCTCTTGTAAGAAAAGAGAACCAACTACTTACTGATCTCTCTCGTAAACGAGCACAGATCGCAGCTACAGAGCGCGCGATTGCAGATCCTACTCGTGCTCTTAGAACGACTGTTGCTCAGTCGCGGCTAGAAGGCAGAGCACTCGATATAGCTCGTGCGAGAGCAGCCTTCCCCGAAAGAGAACTCCGTCTACGTTCATCTTTAAATCTAAACGCTGCCCGACAAATCCAATTACAGAAGACACTCAATAGAGCCCACGTTACTACAGAGCACATTACCCAGGGGTTACAAGGCAATTACGCTGATCTCACTAAGCATCAAGAGATGTGGGCTAGGCGAATGATTGCTACGCAACAAGCGGCGACTAGGCTGAATTCTCAGATGGCAAGGCTGCCAGCCGAGCTTGCAAAGGTAAATACCCAGGCAGCGACATTGACAAAGCAAGAGCAGCTACAAGTCGCGCTAGTAGCTAAGCAAGCCGATGCAGTTGCGGCACTTAATGAGCAGCTATTTGTCCAACAAAGTGAGTATGCAAATATCCAAGCGAGACTAGCCGCAATCGCGGGTCAACGCGATGTTCTGCTTGCGCAAGAGAAGACGCTTACGATTGAGGAGCAAAAGCGTCTCACCCTACTAGAGCAGGAAACGGTTGCACTAAGAGCACAGGAAGCTTCGCTAGTACGCCAACAGAAAGAAATTGCTGCTACCAGGGCAGAGCTTGCTGTGATGCCTCGTATCATCTCGACTGCTGAGATAGCCGATGCAGCACAAGCGATGGAGCATACTGGTAGGCAGGTCGCACATCTCGGTAGGACTGCGCAATTCACCGGGCTCCTTATGACTGCTGCCTTCGGGTTAGCTGCTGGATCGTTCGCTAACTTTAGCGAGAGAGTTTCACTTGCTGCTACGCAGATGCGTGACATTGGTGCCCCCATTACGCAAACTGCGGAGCGAGCTAAAGAACTCCAAGACAGAATCATTGACTTGGGTATGGAGTTTCCTGCAAGCGCGACAGAAATGTCCGAAGCAGCCTATGAAATCTTCTCTTCGATGAACATTGTCCGTGGCGGTGTCGTTAATACTGCTAAGGGCTTCGAGCTTCTCGAAACAGCCAACAAAGCCGCCGTAGCCGGTGGAGTTGAACTTGAAGAAGCCACGGATGCGATGATTATTGTCCTCAACAACTTCGATCCACAATTGCGAAATACTAGTAAATTGCTTGACGAGATGTTCACAGTCGTTCGTTTTGGAAAGATGCATCTCGACGATCTTGGCGCGGCGATGAAATTTATAGCGCCTATTGCTAAGACGACTGGACTTGAGTTTAGTGATGTTGGTGCCGCACTCGCTGCCCTTTCCATTCTCACGGGGAGTGCAGAGAACTCCGCTATGGGCTTGGCCCGTGCAATCGAGATGTTCCGCCTCCCCGTCGTTCAAGAAGGATTCAAACGATGGGGAGTCACTATTACCGACGCATATCACCGCTTGCTCCCACTCAACGTAGTCATGGACAGGCTAATAAAGGGATTTCCTGGACTTGCTACGGGCCAGCAATCTGCGATTGAAGCTCTCATCCAAATTACCAAGGCGAGCGAACAGACCAAGGTTGGCGTCCAAGGGACTATCCAGGCGCGTAGAGCAATTGCCAATCTTGCAACGTCTATGGATTTGTACGATAACATCCTCAGTAACGTTACTAAGAATCAGGGCGAGTTCAACTTGGCGTTCCAAGCGAGACGGCTCGACCCTGGAGTACAGTGGCAAATCTTCTTGAGACAGATGCAGACGCTTGTTATCGTTATCGGCCGAGAAGCATTGCCAGTATTTCTTGCACTTGGCAAAAGAGTCGAGAGTTTCATCCGTTGGTTCAAGGATCTGAATCCGACAGTACGCCGCTCCATCATCCAAATCGCGACGTTTGTTGGAATCTTGGCTCTCCTCGGTGGCACGATGCTGAATGTCGTCGGATCGCTCTATGCGCTCAGAGCTAATATGGTTCTGATGTCGCTCGCAACTGAAGGCGCAACTAAGAGATTCTTGGCGTTGCGTATAGCCATAGGAAGTCTTGCGTTGCTCGGACTTGGTATTCTAGTTGCTGAGGTATATGATCTCAAGACGGCTGTAGTTGTAATGACAACCGCCTGGCTCATATGGAAAACGAAAGTTTTGCAGTCTGTTGCTGCCGCAATAGCAGCAAGCATTACAGGAGGCGTTTCGATAACAGCCGCCAATGTTACGGCTGCAACCGAGTCAGCGCTCGCATGGCAATTTGCAAATCGCGCTTTCCTTGCAAACCAAGCATCTAACGTCGTAGCAACGCGAGTAGCAACGCAAGCAATTGTTACTACGAATGTGATAGCGGCGGGCGCAGTTAAAGCAGCGTGGAGAACAGCGCTGATCGCGACGGGATGGGGCGCTCTTGCAGTCGCCGCTGGAATTGCCGTTGAACTCATTATCAGGCATTGGGATCGATTCCGTGCTTTCTTCATAGCTCTACGCGCTGCTCTTAAAGAAACATGGAAGCAACTGATGCTTAAAGAGCTGCCTGGTCTTGCTCTTGTAGGCGTTGGTTACATACTTAAAACTTTCACTCCATTCCTCTCGTTCCTATCCTCTCTAGCGTCACTCATTCCGGGTATTGGAGACACCATCGCAAAGGTTATTCAGCCCGCCGATCTCATTATTGGTCGAGGCAAGAAGTTGATGGCTGAAGGCGGAAAGGATTTCGGAGAGACTTTTGGAGAGGCTTTCGACAAAGCAATGGATAGCTTTGAAAGAGGGCGCAAAACAAAAGGTAAAGAGCAAGCCTCTGATCTCGTTAAGGAATACAACAAGATATTTAGAGGTCTTGTCAGCGAGGATTTCCTCAAGCGTCAAGAGGATTTCCTCAATGCGCTTAATCCTGATGCGAATGGGCTTACGGATGCCGCATCGCTAACTAAGAGGCGGGCACAAGAAATCGCTCAAGCATACGAGAACATGCAGCAGAAGATCGGCAGTGCGGTTGACAATCTCACGCAGATATACGATAGATTTAAGCAAGAGAATGAACAGGCACTAGGTACGATCTTCGGTGGTCCAGCGATGGAGGGCGTCTTCGGAGACGTATTCCGTCAGATAAATGATCTACTGCGCCAGTTCGGGATACAAATTCCAGTTCCGTTTGAGCTGCTCCGAAGAGATATGGATCAGCAGCTTGAGTATTTCAAACGCTGGCGTAGCGATCTTGATAAGCTACTGGCTCGTGGTGCTCCGCTAGAGATGATCGACCAGATTCGAGCGCTAGGCCCAGAAGCTATCCCGCTCATTGAGGGTCTACTTGGCGCGAGCCCCAAGCAGTTTAAGAAGTACGTTCAAGATTTCAAAACCGGCCAGAAGCTTATTCGTCAAGCTACAAAAGCTGATATGGACAGGCAGCTTAAGGAATGGGAGAAACACGGCAAGAATATCGCATGGCAGCTTATCAATGGTATTGCCTCTGATCCCGCACAGGCAAAGCTTAGGGCTGGCTTTAGACAGTATGTGATTAACACCTTTGGTGATGTGCTAAAGTCACAGATGACAAAGGAAGTCCAGATAGCAATGCAGCAAGCCATGAAAGAACTTGCAGAATCCAAGGCGGCCGAAGCTGCCGCTACGGTAGCAGCCAAGGGAATCAAACCTCCACCCGTTCCGACCATTGCGCAGATGAACATTCCTACTACACGGCAAGAGCTTGAAAGGACTAGGAAACAGCTTAACGATCTTAAGGCTCAAATGATCCAGGAGACCTTCGCAGGAATGGCACCTACTGAGAAGCAACAAGCGCGACTGCAAGCTCTCTTCAAAAGGGAGAAGCGCCTTGAGGCTCACCTTGCGCGAGAACGGGAACTTCGCAGCATTCGGCAGCAACTACGACGTGGTAGAGAGGCAGGCCGCGAGAACATCACGATTACATACCAAGGTGACACCGTAACAGTAAAGGCAGATGGGGCAACGCCTGCTGCTGTTTACCGCGCTCTAAACAAGCATCAGTTTAGAAAGAAGACCAAGCATGGCTACAAAGGTCAGAGACGATGATTACAAGCTTAGTTGCTAAGAATCTCGATACGCTTGTAACCGTAACCCTGAACGATCTGACGTATCCTCTGCGACGCTTTGCCTGGGACTACGAATTGAAAGGTGATGCGGAGCCAAAGATGCGGAAGCCGGGCCGCCATAAAGTTCTCAAGCAGGTCGATACAATGACGATTGAGATGGAAGGCAGCATGATGGCTGATCCGGCTCAGAACTATTGGACCATTCGACAAGCCTTTATGGTCGTGCTTCTTCCGCATATTGATGCCGTCGAACTCAATCATGTTAGATTTGACATGGTAGTCTCAGGATCAGCCGACACTCTCTACGCCGAGTGTACTCTTGCAGATGTCTCCGTTCCTGTGGAGGCTCTTTCGCCTACGCGCTCCGAATTTATGTTCAATTGGGAATGTCCCTTTGGGTATTGGCGCAAAGTCTCCGACGACTCTGTAGTTTACATCTAGATGCCAATCGATATCTACGTCGAGTATACGCTGCATGATGGGCAGCCGGTATGGACATTGCAGCCTGAAAGATTAGAATACAGCTTTCAGCTCGGTTCGCAAGGACCAAGTACGATGAGTCACTTTGTCCCCCTATCGGAGCCGACGCTCACGCGAAGTATTGTTGCACCAAAGCGAAACGATTACATGCTAAAATGGACGAACGACGGGGCGCAAACATTTCTCGATCTTCAGGGCGGATTCCTATGGGACGCCGGCTTTGACTCAGAGGAATTTGGAGTACAGTTTGCAGGAGTAGATTGGTCTGCGTGGCTTGACAATCCCTTCCCACAGGATAGAGAAATCTCTCAGGGAGCGTTGCTAGCTGATAAAGACCTGCTTACTGCTGCATTCATCGGACTCCCAACCTCAGCATATGATTGGGAGAATAACGGAAACGGAGTCAACCAAAAAGTTATCATTGGCGATCTTATCGCCGCACTAGAAGACGGGCCTGATGCGATCGCTTTCAGTGTTAGCTTCAGTGGCAGCAATTGGGTAAATGTCCCAGGAGAATTGGAGGGATTACCAGGCGGAGAGACTTTCACAATCGGTCCTTTTGATGTATCTCCGGTGCGACAACACATAGCCAACATATCTACACTAAATGATCCCTGGGTGCCAAACTTTAGATGCGGGCCTGATAAGTCGCTCGACTTTTTCTTTATGAAAAACAAAGACCCAGGACTTGATATCGTTCCTGACTTCCTTGTAAGCGATGAAACAGTAATTCATCATATTGATTGGGGGCATCATGGCCCAATTGCGACCTATGTAACAGGATGGGGCGTCGGCTCCATGCCGAAATGGTTTACGTCAAGAGATATTGAGTCCGAAGAGAAATTCAGGCGTTGGCGATCTAGCCATACGCTCGGGTCAAGAGGCCAAGTTTATCTTACGCGGGAACAGATTAAAAAAGGGACACTGGCTTTCGCTGATAAGTTTCCACAAAAGGACTTAACCCTGGTGATTTATCCCGATAAGCTAGACCCGATTAATGAGGAAACGGGATTCTTGAATCTATGTGGTTACGTCATAGATGTGGATTACTTTATAGATCCGGTATATATGATCTTTGGGGTATTCTATATCATAAGCCAGAACTTCCATGTAGACGTAGCGGGAAACTGGCTCTGCGATCTCGGCCTACAACAGATTTACCAGTTTTGATGGGTACTAGAGGAATACAAGATCCGATTGCGAGTGATTTGATTGAGCAGATCCTTGCGGATCAAGCGAGATTGAACGCCGAGATCGATGACCTACGCAGAACGCACCCAATTCTTATGGAACGCGCGAGGACTAGCGATATAACCGTTCCGCAAGAGGGGCAAATAATTGTAGACTCTGAAACCGAAGCCATAAAGTACCATAGCAACCAAGAATGGCGAGATATTCCTCCCTCTCCTCTTGCTTGGATCTGGCGAACCATCTCTGGAACTGATCCCGCCACCGTTTGTCCAGACGAGACATATACCAAAGCCGTCATGTCACACGGCGCAACGTCCAATTCCGCCGATGCGCAACTTATTACGGATGGCATAAAACTAATAAAGCCGGGATTCTGGCTACTAATGGCCCTCGGAAGATGGATAGGCGAGTGGGACGGAGGGATAGCAGTACGCATCGATAAAGAGCTATCGGGTGCTGCTCTTTGGGGAGAAAGCCCACTGACTCTCAACAAAGCCAGTATCTCTTCGCTTCAGTGGGACCCCGTTTCTCGAATTACGGTGCCCTGGATCATCCCACCATACGACGATGAATTATACTTGTGGTTCTTCCAAGACTCAGGGAGTAATCGGAATGTAGGTGGCAAATGGCTATATGCCATCTGGCTTGGTCCTTATACAGGTGCGCCTGGGCCAACTTAAATGGATACCACTGAAATCATCGTGATTGTTGTAGCCATACTAGCAGGCGTCTTCATCGGTCTGCCACAGTTACTAGAACGGCGTGGTTCTCTATGGAAGGATATGGCCGAAGAACGCGAAGTAGCGTTAAAAGAGACGCAACAGCGCGAGAAGGAAGCACTGCAACGTGTACGTGAACTGGAAATACGTACTGACCTGTCTGCACTATCTAAGGACGTTTCGGAGGGACGTGAGCAAGCAGTATTAGCTGTTAAAGCTGAAATAACGCATATTCAAAGGTCGATCATAGAAACGGAGGAACGCCTAATAGCAAGCCACGAAGCACATGAGCACCGAGCACAGGAGCGACATGAGAAAGTTCTCAAGGCGTTTGACGCAGTGACAAAGAGGCTAGAATCGTGACAGCTTTCAACCAATGTTTTCTATTCCTAGATAACCCCAACGGTGGAGTAGAGGACATTGCTTGGCTAAAGCAGAATTGTCCCTGGATAAAGGGTGTGCTCTGCAACGTCCACGCTTTCGAGCCTGAGCAGTGGGAAGCGATAGTCCGTCCGCGTGCCCTATCATATGGACTGTTCTGTGGGCCTTGGGGTAGACCGGCCAAAGGCGATCCAAACAACCCCGAATTCGATCCCACTATCGTTGACAGGGTTGTAGCGACCTCTGACAAATGGGAATCGCCTGGGCTGATCAATCCAGAGAAGGAAATCGACGGTGATCAAGCCGCACTCGATTACACCGTAAAGAAGATTGGCCCTCGCGACTTCGGATTAAGCGTGCAGCCTATACCATTTGCCGACATTAATTGGTCTGTAGCCGCGCAGCTAACCGTCCACCCACAAATCTTCCCTGCTGAGCAGCAACAAAACTACGATCCCATAGTCATTAGAGAGATGTGGTGGAATTACGGAGTACGCTGCGTCTATATGACCTATGGTACTTACGGCGGTATGAAGCCGTCGGACTTCAAGCTGCAAGCGCCATACTCGTTGTTCACTGGCGACCCCGTAATGGCGTCGTTTACGCTGCCCAATTGGGCACCAACGTTCATAGGCTTTGCAGGGTGCAAACCAACCACAGGAGGGGGAATGGCACTAACAGCCGAGCAGGTTCCGTACACTGGCCCGTATGGGCTACCAACCAGCAAACACAGATCAAAAGGGCCAACAGCAGAAGCACTAAAGCGCGCAATGGGCCACCTGAAGCTGCTTCCGTGGGGAGATTTCAATCAGGACTACGATCTTCTCCTGTGGGAAGCTATGGCCGACTTCAAGAAATCTGTCGGTCTAGCCCACGACGGAACCTATGGTAACAAGGCGTGGGAAAAACTACGTGCGGCAACGTATAGGAAAGATGGCAAGAAGCTCTATGCGTTTGATCCATACGCACGTAGGCTTATTCAGAACGAGGCAAAGATCACCGCAGTCTCGCGCAATGAGGAGAAAGTGCAGGAAGCGCTAGCCGAGTGGGGTTACGCAATCATCGCTAACGAGCCGAGCATTAGCTACTCGCAGGCACGCCCCGTGAAGGTAGACATCGATCCTAACTCGAAGTTCTCCTCGGACTGCTCAGGCACGGTGATTCAAGGCTACGCATATGCCAAGCGCAAGACCGATTTGGAAGTGCCTGATCCTGCTAAGCAGAAGTGGTCAGGTTATGGAAATACAGATTGGTACGAAGACGATCACCCTAAAGTATCAGCTCCATACCGCATCGGCGATCTAGCACACTTCGAATCGTCTCGCCATGTCATCATGTGCATCAAACCAGGCGACTACCAAACCGCCGAGTGGGTTTCGCACGGATGGGATGGTGGCCCTCAGCTAGTCGTGCTATCGAAGTACAGCCGGTATCCTAGTGAGTTCTTATTCGTAGTTCGTCCACCACTATTGGAGGTATAGATGAGAATTCTCGGTCAGTTTGGGAAGGCCGCATTCGCCTTTGCAGTTACGTTCGGGGGCTCGCTTATGACTGTGATGGTCGGTGACGTTGGATTTGGCGATATTACTGACGGACAGTGGCTATCGGCAGCCGTCTTTGGGCTTGGCTCCGCTGGCGGCGTGTTCGGCATCCCCTACGTGGCTACGCCGTCGCGAGGCGAGGCATCGCCATAATAACAAGTCGTCTGCATAAGCCTGTCTAACTGCGGCCCGCGAGCATGTGGGGTAGTTGTCCACCAAGGGCTGACTAGTTAGACATGGACGGGGGGTAATCTCCAGTGCATTTTCCTCTCCTGGCACCGGACGATTACCCCCCGCATCTATGTAAGCCCCTCAGAGGGCTCTATAATTCATCACCCCCCTTCGAGGTACTTCGACCTAAACCAATCCTCTTCGACAAGCTCGGGATCTTGATCAGTAGTGAGATATTGATACCCCGCCCCATAATAGAACCATTGTAGCAAGTGCTTCACTGCGCTACGACCATGCTCTATACCCTTCTGATATAAATCCATATCCTTGAGCCGAGCGTCTGAGAAGTAGGCTTTCTTCCCTTGTATGGATGCGGGCTGCATCGTAAGATCCAACGCTAGGCTGCTATATTGATACCACAAGCTGACGACACCGATCAATTCGCATGGATATAGATCCACGCCTAATTGCCTTCCTTGCCTGAATTCGAAACTCTCACAAATTACGTGCTCGACATTTGGAGGGATAAAATCGTAAAGCTCCCGATGACTGAAGCTCTCTTGCCCATAGCATATATCGAAGGTCCCATCATCCTTCGCAGCTAATGCATAGCCTGTGCATTGACCAGGATCAAGTGCTAGAACTATCATCATCGTCGGCCCTCCCAATGTATCTTGCCATGCTCACTATAGGCGAGTTGCTGAAGATGGGATGGATTGACGCATTGATGCCTCTCGCAGCGATGATGCACGGGTTCACCCTGCTCGATGCCAAATGCGATCATATACATTAATCGATGCGCCATATAAGTTTGCCCTTTGATTGAAAATACGCCGTATCCAGCGTCAGTTATCGTGCCGCACCACAGCCAACATTCACTCTCATCCTCAGGGATAAATACCTTATCCCAAAACCGCTTTAACCATTCCCCGCTACTTATAGTAGATCCCTCGATTCTTTCTTAGCCCCCGGCGCTCCCGGCTGCGCTCGGCGGATCGCGAGAGGGCTAAGCAACAATTACCAACAATCCCCTGCGGCCCTCGGAGCCACCACCGCGACCCCGGAGTCGCCCCGATCCTGGCCCTCGGGAGAAGGCCGGGAAACTTCTCATGTAGCAAACTTGTCAAGACCCTAAAAGGTGATTGAACATTACGTCTGCCTGCTTTTCCATCCGCTCGTGATCCTTCTCTATTAGCGCGAGAAGTCTATCTCTAACCATGCGTGTGTCTTTGAGGACTTCTTCGGACGGTGCCGGACCAAGAGCTTCCTCCATGATTGCTGCCCATACTTCTTTGCCAAAACTCAGAGTAGGTCGCTCTGGAATAGTCCCCTCTTGAAAAGGAAGCCAATCCAAATGATGTGGATGCTCTGAATTATACTCCGCGACCTGATTCATGTGATCGCCATAAACATAAATGTCTATCGTAAATGATGGAAAGTTATCAACGATGAGAACTTTCATTTAACCTCCCACAGATCGCGCGCCGTCCAAGTTGCTTCACCCCATTGAGTAGCTACTTCATGCGGGTAGAGCCGACAAAACGAACTGTAGATAGAAGTCAGCGTCCAAGGCCAACCGAGTGATAGGTTTCGATTCATTCCCTTACAATCCTCATGTTAGCTCGACGATCGTAGAAAGCAGCTTTATAAAAGATCGCAATTCGTTCCCTGCCACTCTCGTCCGCGATGTAGGACCACATTGAATGGTCAGTGCCATGCCTACTCCATCCTTCGGGGAGAGTCGCATCGCGAAAGATCGGATCAGCATCGATAACCGCTCCGAGCTTTATACCAAGCGCTTCATAATCCTCTTCTGACTCGTCGTAGCCAATCTTCACGGGTAGAACGTCGCTGAGTACCATCTCGGCTTGTCCAGTAGCCTCCTGGCGCTCGATATATCCCTCGCCTAGCATCCCTACCAGATGAAGTTCGGGCGGTAGTCCTGATGTATTAAGCGGCTTAGTCATTCCTGTTCAGCTCCTCAATAGGAACTCGCTCTGGCCGATAAACATTAGGAGCAATCTCTACCATCTTCGTAGCGTACTCCATCACAGGCTCGTAAGTTGCCTCAAAAATATCTGGCTTGCAAGGATATAGCTCTCCTTTGATACCCTTGATGATCCAGTCGCCCAGATTAGCCTTCATAACACCCTCTAGAGTTCGAATATGAATAGTCTCATAAGAGAACCATAGGACGGCCTCGCTCGACTGCATCTCGGCTTCTTGGGCAAATGCTCTAATCGCCTTTTCTTTCCCCAAAGTCCCATCCCAGAGCAATGCTTCAACTTCTACCGGCTTCTTGCGATACTTCATGCCATAACACCCCCAGTCGGCTGATGCCCGTGTAGCGAATGACCTTTCCCATCCAGTGATGGATCGCCTACAGATGCTATTCCCATTGAGCTAAACCGCATTATCGTCCAAGGTGCCTTAACTTCATCATAGGACACGGATGGATAATCAAGGTAAACATTATTATCGCACTCGACTACTTCGCTACCACAGTCAGGGCAATCAATAATTTTCACTTAAGCATCCTCGCTTTGGCTCCAATCAACTGCTCGATTAATATAGTTAGTTGAGCCTCTATTTTGCTTCTGCCCAATTTGGCCCGACTCCTATGTCGATCTTGAAAGGTATTGTCCAACCTAGCTCGTCTCTAGGACGGCTCACCATTATCTGCTCACAAATGGCCTTGTACTCATCAATATAGCTCTCCTTCACATCCCCCACGATATTGTCGTGAACTGTGATGACGATGGCTGCCTTCTTCCAATCGATCTCTTTTACTAGCAGAATTACAGATCGTAGGGTAAAGTCACCCGCTGTGGATTGGGGTTTGAAATTTACGGCCTCACGGATCATTGCGTTCTTGTTCTCAGGCGTGATAAGATAGAAACGCCGCCTTCTTCCAAACGGGGACGTTACATACCCCGTCCGCATCTCCTTGATAATCTCCTGCTTCCAGTCGGCTACGCCTGAGAAGTATCTCCACCACCAATCAATGAACTTCTGCGCTTCTCTCTCAGGGATTTCATGTTTCTCCTGGAAGGTTGCAGCACCCTGCCCGTAAGCTACACCGAAGTTCATGTTCTTAGCGCGGTTACGCTGCTCAGGGATAAAGTCAGGGCCATAGAAGTTCTCAGCAGCTACCGAATGGAGATCGAGGTCTTCAGTGTAGACTCGTAGGAGTTCTTTGTCCTGAGAAAAGTGCGCAATACAACGAAGTTCAGCTTGGCTATAATCAGCCTGTATAATCTGGCGTCCCCGTGATGGAAGGAATAGGCGTCGAATATCAGGTAATCCGGGTTTGGTCCGGGTGATATTCTGAAGATTTGGATTCCTCGACGATAGCCGCCCACTAGTAGTACCATGTAGAAGGAGATCCGTATAGAGCCTATTCTCAGGGTCATTAACTGCCCTCTCGACCAACGCGACAATATAGGTATCCGCCTGCTTCGAAAGCTCTCTGAAGCGTTTAAGCTCCTTAGCAAAAGTCTTGATTGTAGTAACGTCAGCATCCGCCCTAGACACGAAACGCCCGGCAGTAAGCTCATTAAGCGTGGCATCGTCGGTAGATTCCTTCATATTAGGGCGAGACTGCATCTCATGTCGAAGCTTCCAGCGATTGTAAAAGATGTTGGAAATCTGCTTGGGCGAGCGCGGATTCAAAAGCGGATCATCAATAATCATCCGCATGTTCTTAGTCCTGCGCTCAAGCTCAGGCTGAACTTCCTCTTCCATCAAATCGGCTGCCGCCACTATGTTGTATCGAAAGCCTGCAACTTCGATTCGCGAGCAAGCCTCCGCACCTTCGAGTAGTAATTCTCGGTAAGGACGTTCAGTTTCTTCAGACTTGACTCGTCCGGGTAGAAGCTCAAACAATTGATATGTCCCACTAGCATCCCTCCCGGCATAAGTGTGTAACTCGTCGTAATTGGTAACAATGCCGGTTTTCTTAAACTGTTTGACGGATTCTGGCTCATAATTGGGCCATCCAAACTCCTCGGCTAGCAGGTATTCTAGCTTATGATATCCACCGTGCTGCTTCTCCGATTGTCCCGAGCGCTCATCAAGCGCATAGGATAGCAGCATGGTATCTTCATCTATTCTTGCTCGGATTCCATAGGTATGTCTGAGGACTTTAACGTCGAACTTTCCGTTGTGCCAAATGAAACGGTGGTTTTTGGATTCGAGGAAGGGTCGAAAGTGATCTCTAATGAAAGCGGTATCGAACCATAGCCCTCCCCGCTCTCCGAAGACAGTTGCAAGTCCTCCATCAATTGCAATTTGAAAGGATACAAGTTCGGCCCTATGAGAAAGTCCGCCACGAGACTCAATATCTGCCGCGACAGAACCGGGCGGGACATCTTTAAGGAAAGCTGCTGCGGTCTCGGCATCTTCTATTACCTCTACTCGTGGCAGAGTGGGTTCGGGGATAGGATGGAATGCCCTCTTGAAGTCTTTTCTGAGGTTTGGAAAGGTCGAGTCGTCTCTGAGGACAAGTGCGGGATTGTTCGTAGCAATAAGAGTCTTTCCATTGGATGCAATCCTATATCCACGGTGACGATCGATAGCTCCTCTACCGACAAGCAGATTAACCGCCTCTCTTCCAGCGGCAATAATAAGCGAACAATCGGACAACTCCGCTCGTAGGCGTGGAGCGCACGCTTTAATCGCCGCTCCCGGTACTTCACCTTCATTTGGCGCACAAAGGACAACATTGGTAAGCAATACCTCCTCGCGTTTAACTCCGTTCTGTTCCAACAAATGATTGAGAACCCTCCCTGAGAGTCCGGTAAATGGCTCGCCTGTCTTAGCCTCTTTCCAACCTGGTGAGCGAGCCACAACCGCAGCCACAGGATTAGCAGGAATCAGTGATTTCGCACAGGGCTTCTCATAGAGAGGGCAGACTTCGCACTCAGCAAGTGGATGCTTGCGTTTAATAGTTGTAGCCATGCAGCTTAAATCCTAGCTCCTTGCAGATTTCACGTCTCCATCTGCATTCTCTTCCATTGATGTTTCGTCCTCGATGCCCATGTATCAGCTCATTTAGCGTCTGGGGACCAGGATAAATGCCATACCTGATGCAATCTTGCACGGCTTTTTTGAAGACTTTTTCTGCTTCACTCATCGTCTTCGCTTTCCCATCCGCCACTAAAGAGAGCGTCATATAGATAACCCGAGCGTATCCAGTCTACCAAGCCTTCGCCGCTCGCGTTGGAGTCAAGCCTTCTAAGAGTACGATTACCCTCCTCATCGATAAACTCGGCAATTATTACCCAACCGACAAGGACACTATCGGCTTCTGTCTGACGGATCGCTTCGGTTAGGACCTCTCTATCGGTAATGTCTTTTGAAGTCATAGACACTCGTCCAATATTCGTTCCCTAAAGATTTCTATAGAGCCGTCGTTTTGAATCGTTCCTTCTATAAGGTTGCGATCGATTGGTTCCTCTGAAGCATGGCCGTCCGATTCATACCCTGGGCGGACAATCTCATATACGCAACCACCAAACCTAATGATTCTTGTGGCTTCATTATCGAAACGAACGTCGGTGAACACCGTGTCTTGACGCGGGAAGTCAGAGAGCACAAGATCGATCCAGAAATCTTGCCCAAACGTATTGCGACCCATTTCGGTTCCGAAACGTTGCAAGAACTCACGCATTGAATAAGCATACTCCGTAATGTTATACTGTTGAAGGATTACTTCGCAAACCGGAAGACCAGAGACAATGCTCATCTCCTTCAGCGGATCTATCCTCTCTGTTGGCAAACCGAATAGATTTGCTACTGCCTCCTTGAGTTTGCCGGCAAACGCTATGCGTTGGAACCCCCGATCTACGAGGAATTGGGCCGCAGTATCTTTGCCGGAACCCTTTACACCTGTAAATCCGATTAGACGGGCCATAGCTTCATCACCCAAAAGAATGCTCGAACGGTTCTGCCTCGCGTGTTGTCTGCTTCTCCGATCATGTTGTACTCAAGAAGGTCAGGACAAATAGGGATCGTAACCAACCTTGCTGCAACGGTCGTCATTTGCATATCATCATAAATTGTATAAAACTGCCTATCATTTTCATGCGTACCGTCCGCGTACTCAACGCTCATTCAAACCTCGACCCTTTAACCTCGATTATTTGCGATGTACGTGTTTGCTGAATTCCTACTGCCCCGCACCCCTTATAAGGATCGCCATGCATGCTCATACAACCGCAAAAGTAAATCCTTTTCCCGCTATCTGGATGATAGGCTACTTCCCTCCATGCGGCTTTATGATTCTCAACGGTTACTTTGTTGCTTCGTTTGGCAGGCTTGGGCCTGGATTCCGCTGCACGTCGCTTTTTGATCCATTCTTTCCACTCATCGGTGAGAACCCAATTGCCCTTCTCGTTCCTCCAATACTTGACCGGCTCGGATAGTTTAGCGACTACTGCCACTGCCCTGAAGCATGTCACGCTCTTTGCGATCTCGGAGTTTAGCTAGATTGACGTACATCACATCTTCAAGTTTGAAGCCAAGCTCGTTGCAAATTTGCGAAGCATACCATTGATTGTCACCAAGCTCCTTGAAAATCTTTTCCTTGCGCTCGCTTGTTATGATTGCGGCGTCATCTCGCAATGCCTTCGAGACTTCTTGTGAGAGTTCAGCAGCCTCGCTAACTAGCTTGTCCGTGCAGTAATCAAGGGCTAGCCAGGATTTCAGGACGTGAGGACTTAATATGGCAATTTCAATACCATCTCGATAGATGACTGTCTCGGCTGTACCTGCTTGGTACTCTGCTATGTCCACTTAATCTTCGGCTCCTTCCTCGGCGGCGGCGCGCTCTATCGTCTTGCGTTGTCCCGGAGTTAGGCGCAGTCCTTCCTTGGTGGCGGTGAGGACGCGAAGGTCAGCATTGAGCTTCGCAACTTCAACGTGATCCAATGTCCCATCAGGATTGAAAATCGCCCATGCTCTTGACTCGATCCGCTCCAGCCGCGCGAGGCGGACTTCGACTTCTTCTGCGCGAGTATTCGCGTCTTCGGCCTCCTTTGCATACATCGACCACGATTGCTCCGCGTCGTCCCGCTCCCGCTCAGCCTCCGCGAGGCGGGCTTCGAGGCGGGCGAGGGCAGCATCACTAGCATCAAGGGCAGGCATGATCTGTTGTAAGCGGATACGCCAGTCGTCCTTCTGATGCAGTGTCCAGTCCGCGAACCACTCCCGCGTGAGACGTTGTGCCTCCCGCACGAGCCGCACGTCCTCAGCGCTCACCCTAGATACCTTCCCTAATGTTTCCATCACCTGTTGTGGAAGTGGTGGCGATTCGTGCGCTCCTTCATGGCCCATCGGGAGATGACACGGGGCAAACATATTTTCAGTGACCTGAACGGTTTGATTACAACGCGCAGGGCTCTGAAAGCTCATATGTCCAACTCTCTTCCATCTTTGCCAAGAACCCTGATCTTTGGCACCGCGATCTGTGGTTTAGCTCCTCCTACAATTGCTTGCCTTCTTGCTTCTTTGATGTTTGGCTCATTCTCTTCGCGCATTCTGCGCATATCGTTCAAAATTAGCGTCTTGAACTCAAGATTAAATTCTTCATTGGCGGCAATCTCTTTCTCTAACATAAAGTTAATGATCGTCTGCACTTGCATCTTTAGGAAATAGATTGAGGCTGGAACGTGAACTGTTCCATCAAGGGACATTCCAAGTTCGTTCCATGCTTCTACTTCCTTCTTAAGCTCAGCTTCAATCTTTTCCAGATCGCTTTTTCTTGTCTCCGGTATCACTCTTTTTGACCTCCTTCCCAAGATACTCAGTTGTTCCACAGAATACACATTCACGAAAGCGGATATCTTCAGGATCTACGGTCCACTCGTGTTGCCCTAAAGAACAAGCCAATTCTCTGCTTGCATTATCCGTCATAATGCGGTATAGAGCCTTGCGCGACCTTGTGAGGCAACTTGCAGTTGTCCTCTCGCATCGAGCGTCTCTTCAATTTCCTGCATCTCTCTCTTAGAGAGATTGAGTGCTCGCATTACGGCACTTCTCGTGACCCCAGGGCGCTCTACAATATAGGTGAGCGCCCTATCGAGCTTTCGCTGAGCAACCGTTTGACCGATATTCAGGAGAACCTCAATGGTGTAGTTTCCCCACTCTTGCGCGTATTTCGCTGACCTGCGAATGTCTTTCTCACCTACTTCAATATTTCCATCCGCAGGATCGTGGCTCGATGCTGCTATAAGAACGGCCATCTTTCGCATCGATTGCACCAGCCTCTCAAAAGTAGGAAGGATCAACGAAGGATTAGGTGAAAGCGTCGCCGCTTCGATCACGCGGCGCTCGATCTCATTGTAAAGCTTCCACGCATCCTTCGTGAGCACGGCCTCTACATCTTGCGGCATTTGTGCGGTTTCACCAAGAATTTCCACATCTTTCATCGCGACATAATTGTGGTAGAGATTGTGGAGACGATTGTAAATCTTCTGCCGCTTCTCGATAATCTCAGGAGTCGGCGGTCCCTCAGCTCGATACTGGTTTAGATCGGTATTGCCAGATACAATGAGAAATCTCGGAAGAAATCCCGAATATACAAACGATTCCTCTACAGCGGTATACATCTGGTCTTTTATACCGCCCCCGAAGAAGATGAAGATGGGATCAGAGACGGTGATAAGCTCTTTTCGTAATCTTCGAGCGATATAGCCTCCATCATAAAGCTGCGTAAGCATCTGGGGCATTCCAGCGAGATAATCCTTTTTTCGGATGGAATCAAAGAACCCAACGATCTCGTCCCTAAAGAACATTGAAGTGCGACCGGGCCTACCTTGCAGCCCTGATAGGAGTCCCTCAACAGAGCCATCGGTGGCGAGTAAGATATCACGATCAATGAAGTCGATGACATCCATTCCCATGCGCATTGCTGTGGACTTACGGGTAAGTGTAGAGTCTCCAAGAATTAACCCCCATAGATTCGGCCTGATCTTGCCATATGATGTTTCCAGTTTGATGTTGCCCGCAAGCAATGAAGAGAGCAGCATGAACGCTGTGAGATCATGGTATTGTGGGCAGGCGTCGGTGGCTTCACGGCCCCATGCGGCATACTCCTCAACAAACGTTCTCTGCCCGAGCTTATAGCGCTCTCCAGGAATAAGCTCAGGCATGTCAAAAGGACGCGAGAACGCATTGAGACCCTCTTGCAGCTTGGCAGCCTTAGTAACGTCGCGCCAGAGATAACGTGCGGGTCTATTATCGCGCCGGTACTTGTTAAGAGTAGAGGCGCTCGCAACGGAATAAGTTTCCTCAGTTGTAAGTCCTGCCTCAAAGCAGATATGAATGAGGTTCCAGAGAAGCCCCGACCAATCATCGTCCTCTGTGGCTTCATAGCCCCATACCCCTGAGAAATGATGCTCCCGCAGTTGCACGAAATGTCTTGCGATGATTTCGTCTGCATCCTGAAGCTCCGGCAGACCTTCATCCTCTGCAATGATATCGGGAGTTTTTGTAAGAGCTTCGAATAGCTCAGGAGGAAGCAATGCATTGAGAGTGCGATTGAGAGTAACGAGCGGTTTGGAATCGTACTTGAGATTGTATGTGTAGGGTACGCGGAGGAGTTTGCCAAGTGCCCAACCTGAATCGACGCCGTTGTCCTTATACTGTGTATATATACGCCTTGAATAGTCTTCGGCGATCTGCGGTTCAAGCTCCTCATCTACAAGCCAGATCGCTTGGTATCGCTCGGGCGATGATTCAATGACCACCTGTGGATGGGGTTCGATGATATCCGGTGGGCATTCATCAAGGTCTGCCCATAGCAGGTTCCCCGCAAGACAAGCTTCCTTCCCTCGATCTTTCCGTTTCAGAAGATTAACGCAGAACCAAACATTTCTGTTATGACGCGCCTTTGCAATATGGGTCAGCATAGCCGACTCTTCAGTCGGCCATTGAAAAAATCGCTGTTTGAAATCGCCCTTTACGGCAGCGTCAGTAGCTATGCAAATGTAACCGCGTTTGCTCCCGAACAGAAATTTGAAGAAGTCAACTCGTAATTCTTGATCGCTTACTACCGCCACTTACGTCCGTTATTCACAGCCAATGTTAGAAATTTATTCGAGAGTACAAGGTCGGCACGTTCACAAGCGCTCATGTTTGGATAGAGTTTCTTTAGCTCAGAGATTGCTTGTCCAATCTGCTCCTGTTGACTAGCTTCCATTTTTCCTCCAAGGGCGAGGAGGGGGTAGCTTTGGTACGCGCAAAGTGCATCTACCCCCTCTATTCGATCCGCCGCTATTTAAGAATAGCACGCACGACGGATATCTGGGCTAAAGAATTCCTGAGTCGGGCTGTGCCGAACTTGTGGGAGATCCGGCGGGCTTGACACCCTTCACGACGTTAGTAGGTTCGTCCTGATAGCTCCCAATAGCGACGCGGACTACACATTCCTTGCCCTCAAGCTCACTGAGGTTTTCGAGATCGAAGCCCTTAGACTTAATCTTAGCCTCGTCGTAGCCGAGTGCAACCAAGAAGTTCACGAAACTACCAAGAGAACGAGCACGCTTCTGCGCGTCAGGCTGTTCCTCTTCATTGGGTAGAGGGTAGTTTGTGAACAGAGGATGTCCGACGTGTGGCTCGTCCTGCACGGCAAAGCGAATCTTTGCCATCTTGACTCCAGCGGGCAACTTCGCGTCAGGCCCGCCTTGCGTCTCAACTTGGTCAGTCTCGAAGACGGTTGCATTGTATGAACCTGCCGGAATGGGCTGAAATCCACTAGTATCAGCATCGCTAAGATCGAGAATGCTCATTTTGCTCCTTTTTCATCTGAGTGTAGAAGATCCCACATCATCGGTATTGTTGGATTTTCCAGCATTGAGCCAAATGATGATGTTCGATCCTTGGCCGTGACCTTTTCTGTCTTCAAGAATTGAATCGATCGTATAGTCTCCTCCCCATTGATTCGCGATGACATATACCCAACTACATCGAAAAAGCCGGGAACCTCAGTCTTCAGTTTGCCTGACAGAGATGGATAGAAAGTAGACCTACCAGTAACATCATCCTTATCTTGCAGCAAGAGCGCCGTCATTATTGTGTTCATCGGCAAGTCTTTAAATGCTCGAACAATCCGCCGCATATGCGTTCTGACGATACCCCATTCCCGCTTATCGGCCACGTCGGGATCGCGATCAGGGCGCTGGCGAAGCATCTTCTTCATAACTTCGCGCATCTCAAGATCAGCCAGTTCTGTCAGAGAGTCAATAATGACGGTCTTGTAGTAACCGTCATTATTCACCCTCAGATCCTCGTGGATTTTTTGAATTTGCTCCAGCGAACGAAGCTGGATAACGTGAATGTCTTTACGGCGACGCAACGTAACTGTCCCGCCCTCAACGTCAAGGAAAAGTATCGGGCTCGTCATTTTGTGATCTTGTGCCGTTCCACAAAGGAATGTCTTTCCAACTCCAACTTCTCCGTACACGAGCAGGTTAAGGTACTCGATTGTATCGGGAGTCGTTACCTGATCCTCTAGTGGGGATTTACGCGGAGGAGCCACTTAGAAGAAGGGTCTTGATCCTATCGAAGTTACAAGCCATTCACCGTCATTAGCTAAACGAAAATTGATTGTAACCTCATCAGTTTCGAAGTACGCGGTTGCTTCAACACGCGAAAGATGAAATTCAATTTCTACGGACATTTTAGAATTAGCCGGATAGTCGTTACTACGCTTACGCAGATGTTCTGCGAGCAAATCTCCCAAAACGATAAGCGAATCCATAGCACTAGTTCTTATGAACTTCTGCATCTCTAATCGCATGCTAGCGAGATCCTGCATAGTCCCATCTCTCTTGGTGAAGTCCGACTAGTTTATTTCCTTCCATACATAGTTTTTTAGGAAGGGAGCTGCAAACAGGGCAAGTTACTGACCAAACGCAATGCTCTGGATCTTCGCAGTTGCCACACCATTCGCAGGAGAATGTCTCGACTGGTGCATCCCACGGGCAATCTGGATTGCGGCAGTATCCATTGTCCAGTTTCCATCCACAATCGCATGTAAGACCGACCGGAACGCTTTGAGGCTCGGCAATGAGTTCCTCAATGAAGTCATCTGGTAGAGCTTCAATCTTCATGGGTAATCGCGTCGCGCGCCAGCGCCTCGACTACGAACGGCGTTCAACTCGCGCCTACGACGTTCCTCTCTTGCAATCCGCTCTTGCTCCTCGCGTAACCGCTCGAAGGCATGACGCGTCCTGACCATCGCCTCGGCTAGTGATACTTTCGGCTTGTCAATCTTCATCGGGATCGTCGCTTTGCATACCCTTGGTCATTCCGGCGAAGAATGCCGCCGTAACAGAGAACGCCTCGTTTTCTGAGCCTCCATCGCGAATTACTGCACGATAAATTGATAGGCCCATCTTTCCCATATTTGCAAAGGCGCGGAATTCTTCAAAATCAGGAACCTCAAAGTCAGGCTCGTCATCAGTCATAACAATATTCCAGTAAGTAGGCCAAGCGCAAACGCGATCACTAGTCCAGCAACAATTACTACGATTCCGAACCAAAAAACATCTCTTCCTTGTTCAGGCGTTAGCGTTGTTTTAGTTTCTAGAAAAGTTTTCATTACATAACTTCTTCGTAAGCTTCACGCGCCCATCGTCCTATCTCTTGGCGAGAATTATGGTCGCCCTCGGTTTCGCAATCTTCGGCAATAATTTTTAGGCGCAGAGCCAAATACTCTCGGTCCGCCCACAGTTGGCGAACGATTCTACTATCCTCACCATCTAGATAGCTTGCGATTCTGAGAACTTCATGTGCAAGCTGCTCGCTGTCCGTTCCTTTCAAAACCGATTCAATTTTCATCTTCATCTGTCTCTATTCTGTTCGTATCCTTGGACAAGCATCTCCATCCAGTCTGAGCCATCGTCCTTAGCTAGACATGGATCGCGAAATTGGCAGCGAGTACAATAGCTCATGCCGGAGGGATGCTTGTAGATATGCACGTTCGGATCGAGCATTTCTTTTGCGATCATCTGCAATTCCTCAAACGCAACCTTGACCTGGTGCGGATTGCGAACTGCATGGTCGCGCTGGATGAATACTTTGTCCCCTTCCTCTAGGAGGTATTCGTAATAGCCTTGAGCTTTTGGATCGTTGTGAAACCAGTCTACTAGGCCAAGCTCGATAATGGCTTGTGAGAACATCTCGGCGGTAGCAGATTCTTTCTGCCTATCGAGGGAAGGAAAGCCGCGAGTCGTGATAGTAGGCGGGCGAGGATATACTTTCCTAAGCGCCTGATAAAGAACGTCCTGGATTGTTGTCCAGGGAAGATCATTAGCCTCGGCTTCCTTGATTGAGGCGACTATGTAGGTCGTACATTGAGCATCGTTTTCAAGCTTCAGGAAGTAATCATCGTCTACTCGACCAGCGGTTTTGTGATCCACCAGCCCATACTGCAAACGGGGGTCTTTTCGCTCAGGGTAGTAAACGATCATATCGCGCTTACCACGAAGATGAACCTCAAGCTTCTTTCCAAAATTCGGCGAGTCTTCCCGAATCTCTATTGCCTCAAATTCAAGCGGAATAGAGAACTTCGATTCAGCAGCGACTACCTCAAAGTCATCGTTCTTCGCCGCATACTCTTTATAGAAATTCATCATCCCAACGCCTAGCTCGCGAAACTCTAGAAACTCCTCTTCATTGGGATCGGGCAAAAGATCCTGTAGACCACGGATCTCGTAGTTAAGAGGATACTTATGAGACACCGACCCGCCCAATACAAGTTCGTCATGCTCAGCAACTAGGCGAGGGTGCGCATCGTAAGATGTCTCGACAATATCTTCTGTGACCACACCACCATGCCACTGTGCCTGCCACCATGTTTGGTACGTCTCTACGGGGTCGCGCTTCAAGAGCGGATTATAGTAATGCTCTAGCGCGTAATGTATCCCGGAGCCAAACCATAGTTCGGGCTTGATCCCGAACAATTCAACTTTACGCCTTAGATTGTTTCTTGCCGGCGATGACCAAGACCAATACCGTCTACAGCGCAGGAACGAAGCAATATCCGATTGGTGAATCGGAATGATGTCATACTTTGAGGGTATTTCTGGCGGCGAGAGAAGCTGCTGAGTCATCGTTTGTCGCATTCCCAACAGCCATAATGCTTTCCGCAGTTGACGCATTCCGCAATAGGATCGTGATCGCCACCAACGTAGGGAGCTTCACGAAGAATACCATTGCATTCCTTACAGCGGCCCTCGTTAAACTGCATAAGCGTAGCGTTAGTCTTCATAGAATCCAAGCTCTACACAGGTCTTATCGAGGATCGCGAACAATTCATCCGAAATGCCAAAGCGTTCCTTATTATGTTGCAAGCCATCCCGGAATGTTTTGACCTTATCGGGATCGTCCGTGCGCTGCTTCACTCTCTCCGAAGCTGCACGCCAATCGCACAGCATTTCGATTAGTGCTAGCAGCGACATACCTCGAACGCCGTTAACATAGAACTCGGGATGATGGTCATTATGCTCGAAGTGGTGCTGTAGAGCAGGGCCAAGATCCTTTAGTGATTGCTTGTATTCCTCGGAGCCGTACTCTAACTCAGCCAGCTTTGGAGTTGCTATGTCAAAGGCTGCAAGTTCCGGCTCAATTAGCTTGGAATCGTCGTGAACAGCGGAGCGATGGCCGAGATTTATAACTGCTCTATGCAGAAATTTCTGCACCTTCGCGATATGCTCCCACGTATCGGGCCGGGAGTCGTAAGGTCGCTCAATCATTTCTAGGGTCTATTCCAGTCTCAAACACAGTATGGAGCCTCCTAAGCTCTTGCTGCAAATATGCCTCTGGTGCCGTCTGTGCAAAAAACCAAAGACCTTCATCCTCAGCTTGCTCATCGACCACTTTCTTAACCGCTTGAATTCGCTCGTCTAGTTTCGCAGCTTGCCATCGAGCCAGAATAGGATTCCTAGCGTTCATTTGGGTTTCCATATCCAAGTTCCTCGGCAACGCATTCCGCGTGGCACCATTCCCCTTCGCAAAGAGTAATGGGATCTCCTTCATATATCTGCTCGTCACAAATTAAGCAGCGGCTTTCGAAATTCGCCGCAATCGTTGGCATCTGATCGGGAAGCTTAATTACGTCAGGCATGAGCATGCGAGTCCCACTCGATAATTGTGTTCGAGTGCGAGCCAGATTTCGAAAAGTTCGCTCACCGTGGCGAAAGCTCCGCAAGTCGCGCTACTTCTCGTTGCGCCATCTTGAGCCACGCGACGTATTCCAACGGAGTTGCCCCGAACGAATAGCCCCATTCACGCTGTAAGAACTCTAGATGCGCCTTGGCATCTGCAAGTGTGCGCTTACGTCCCGGCACGGTCACGAGCTTCATTGTTTCCCGATCCAGAAACGTAGGCATTATCGCGCCTTTAAACTTCCGCGGGTTGCTTCAGAAAATCCGCCAATCCACATTCCAATAAGGAAGCGACTATTGCTCCATGCCACCCTGTAATTATGAGCAACCAGAGTATTAAAGACTTGTCTCCACAGATCACGTTGTATGCTATTGTCGGTCACTATGGGACTCCCTCCTTCTTTATTGGAGAGCCGCAAACTTGGCAAGTTTGCGGATTTCGTTGAGGCACCTGATGAGCGTATGCCCCCCCGTCGCGCCGTCAGTCCCGTGAGGCGGGATCGAAGACCGCCCCTCGTGGCCGTGCAGGAGCCATCCTATCCCCCCTGTGGGCCAGGTGTCAAGAGCCGCGTTTGCAGGGGTTTCGTCTAGCCTGGCAACGCGGGACCAACTATCGGATAAAAACGTGTAAGACTATCGGGAAAGGCATTGATTAGCATATACCTAAGAACTTTAGCGAGTTTGTCTTCTGCATCCCGCAGGGCTAAGTCGTGATGACCAGTTCCGGGTTGATAGTAGAAGATTATCTCTTCTCCAAGAGTTATGGAGACCATAATAGTTCCGCCGATTTCAACAGCAGTCGCCTTTAGATCGAGGTTTCTTACCATTTGCTCATTCATAGATATTCCACCATTCTAGATATGTCCGAATGAGATAGGAATTTGCCCATTCGTAATCTGGCTCAGAGGGCACAGTATCTAGCAAATCCTCGATGTCTTTCTCTAGCTGCCCTGTCCTAGTAAACACCGTGTCCAATTCATGCTTCCCACAGCGAACATCGTAGATGAATTTGCGATCCGGTTCGCGCATCGGCAGCGAGATTAGTCGGTTTTCAAGCAGCTCAACACCTTGATAGCCAAGCCTAAGCATATGCATTGCGTACTTAGTGTCGTAACCGTATTTCTCAACTAACTCAGGGCGGTGTATATCCATCTGACCACGCTCGCCAAGCAGGCGTTGTTTTTGCGCAACGAGATAACCAAGAAAAGCCTGACCTGCTCTGCGCGAAATGAATCTCCATGCGTTTCTTTGGAGTTCAATTGCAGGAGGCAGAATCGGATTGGGAGTTGGGTGATAAAGAAGAAGCTGTACTGTAGGATTGCCTTTAAGTGCGAGTCGTACATATTTGCGAAGACTGTAGATAGTACGGTCTGTATCTCCAGCTTCGCTCCTTATTCCTTCAGGCTTAGTACGGAATACGTGCTGTTCGAATTGTTTAAGCCCTATCACGTATTCGGGCGGTTCGATGCAAATCCCCATCTCATCGTGATCGTCCTGTCCAAGCACGTTTAAGCCATGCAAAGTCGAGCCGACTATGCCTAGCATTATGAGATTCTTCTCAGCGATCTTCTTACTCGTCATCTTTGACCTCCTTTACCGCCCACAGGGGGCAAAGAACGTAGTCAACACCCTCGTACCACGGCTTAACAACGTACAGATCGACATACATGAGCGTGGAGTGATAGCCAGATTCGTACTCTGGTCCCCTAGCATACCCCGGTGATGAAACTCCGATTGATTTGCGCTTAATTCCGATGATCCAGCCAAAACCATCTTCGGGCCATACCATGATCGTTTTGTTAACTTTCTCAAGTGAAGTGTACGGTGTCCGCGCTTGCGGCCAATCGAAGAACATATCCTTGACACGATTCCAGTTGTAGCCATCGATCCATACTGGATCACTGTCCGCTTTGACTAACTCGGGGCCAGGCAGCGTACCCTCGACAAGTATCCAGCCCTTGCGCTCGTCCTCGTAGTTAGTTTGCTTCTTGAAGCGAGCAATACCGGCGCGATGATGATAGCTTACTCTCGTACCGATCGGCAGCAATTCGAAGTCTGATCTAAGAGAGAGTTTAAGCTTGGTCTTCATAGTTTGAGATGTTCAAAGATATGCCAAACGAAAGAGCCGTCGTCAACAAGAACCGAGCCTATGTAGTTCTCTCTATCATATCCATCAGGGAGAGGATGACCAGATCCGTAAATAACAATGTGACGCTCCTCCTCTTCAGCCTCGATATCTACAATCGCCCACAGACATAAGATTCCTCGTTGCTCCTGGACCGATAGGACAATTGCGTCTTTAGGCATCCTAACTGCCTGCGCCTGGTCATAGAGGAGGCCAGCGCCCATAACCTGAGCCAGCCTGAGATCAACGCCTTGCTGGTAGAGAAGGCCGGACAGGGCAAGCGCGTATTGGTGAGATCCATCACTCTCTTGTCTACTGTGTG